CTCCTCTCGAAGTTTTTGTATTTGTTTCATATTTACCTTTCTGCTCGTTATGAGCTTTAGTTTAGTACTTCTAACTGGGTAGGTAGGGATTTGCCGAGGAACATTAGGATTTTTGTTTAAGTGGCTACGTCCACACCTCCACTACTTCTTACTCGTAAAGTCACCCTACATGAGGTCGTCCTAGGACAGAAGCCTCTTGTTATTCCTAGGAAACATTTCGTCTACCTATTCCGCCACTACCCAGATAGAAATATTAAATTGTTAGTATGCTTATTTATTTGAAGTGTTACTATATCGTTAGTTTGTATCTTTTAATAATCCATAATGCTTAAGCCAACAAGTCCAATGATATCCATCTCCTCCGGCAACTGCTATATAGAATAGATCTATTTGATCCTGTCGGTTATGTATATCTCCATCAAAATTATATTTATCTCCAAACCAATCCCATGTTTTCTGCCTTTCTAGAACGGTATGTTTGGCTCTCTATCAGGCCCCTCGTCAGGTTCTTTATCAGGTTTCTCGCTTTCAATCACGGGGATTTCTTCCTGTGTTATTAGTGGCTTTTCAACTGGAGCAGGAGCCGTAGAAGTATCAACTCCTTTTGACTTTTGTCCGAACTGAAAAGTAGCGCAAATAATATCTGTAGCGTATCCCTTTGATCCGTCCTGTTTATCCCAGGAGCGGTATTGAATACGTCCTTCAACATACAATTCTTGGCCCTTAATAACGTATTGAGCGATCGTTTCGGCTGTTTTACCCCACGCTGTTATATTATGAAAATCAGTTTCTTCTATCTTTTCGCCATTCTTGTTAGTATAGACATTATTTGTAGCAAGACCAAATTTAACTACGGACATTCCACTATCCAAAGTTTTTAATTCTGGATCCTTTGTTACTCTACCAATAAGATGTAATTTGTTTAAATTCATATATTTATTGATTAAATTATCCTTTATATCGCCTCTCTCGAAGTTTTTCTAACTTATTTTGTATATAAAACCCCAACCTTGAGGCAATAAACCATAATAATAAACGCCTCGACCTTGACATTTTCGGTTTTTCTTTACGCGCTTTTTTTAATTTCTTTTCAACGTGTGAAAAATCTGACTTTGTTTTTCGCATAAAGTTTTGTCCTCTATTGTGTCGGCGCCTGTCTTTTAATAGCTTCTTTTCGTGCCTTTTATGCCACCGACTATCTCTATTTTTTTGTTTGGTTCCTTTTAACATTATTTAACTCCTTTCCCTTTAAATATCTTTTTTCTTGCTTCTTCTATCGCTTTAAAACTCTTTTTCCTGTCTGCTTCTGATACTGGCATATTCATTTCTTCTTTTTTAGCTTTTTCTATTGCCTCTGCTTCTAAATCACGCTCACGGAAATCCTTTTTAATAGCATTAAGTAAGAACGATCGATAATTGCGATATATCTTTCCTTTTCTCTCGCAGTAAAGTATTAAATCTTCGGCTTTGCCATTAACTTCTTTTTCTTTTATCTCAAATCTTGATAAAAAATAATTTATATCTTTTTTAGGAATTTTCTTTAAATATCCTATACTTGCTTCTGGCTTTACCTTAACTGGTTGTCTTTTGGGTGCCTTGCGGTTGCCAGTTGGTTTATCAGTTGCAGGTTCTTTGCCCATATTACGCCATAAAGGATTTTCGCAACAAGTACATTCAAAGATTGGAAAGAAAAATCCTGCTCTGTCTATTCTTAATGTTTGATGATCTGTCCACTTGACTATATGTAAATATTCTTGTCCGTCCACGTCATAGGGTATTATAAGCTCATTGTCAGCTAAAGATTCCAATGCTTTTTCAACGTTATTTTTATTTTCATTACGCATTGGAATAACTTTAGCTTTAACAACTGCAGAATCTCTATCCATATCACCGGCATCATCGCAATGTGGAATTATCCAAGTATATAAAAGTGCTGTAAAATTATCAACTTTTGATAGTTTTTTTGATGTACTTATTGATTTTGAAACCATTCTTCTTGTTGCCATAGATTTAACAGCCAAGTTTTATAATTTTTTATCCTTTAATAACTTTTTGATTCTGGCAATATGCCAACAAGCCCGAAACGAAGGACAATCACATCTAAAAATATCATCAGCAATCTGCTCAACCAAATATAATCTATCTTTATGGGTCTTGCTCCGGACACGCCAACGATTGATTTTTTTATATCTTTTTGTTTGAGAATCCATTATCTTTAGAATTGATTATTTTCCTTTGTTTCTTCTTCACGATCAGGATTAAACTGACTGCCTGGAACTTCAACCTTCATTGAAGCCCTAACATCATTTAATCCACCTGCACATCTTAAGAGAATACGTAAGGCTTGTGCGTGAGCACCTGCTTTGCCAATAACCTTACCTCTATCTTCCTCGTGGACATTGACAACAAAGAATAACCCCATATCATCTTCGCTTGCATCGACCTTAACATCATCAGGATTTGATACAATTCCCTTGATGATTTCTGTAATCCATAAACTTAATTTGTCTGATATATTATCCATAATTTTTTTATCTTTTATTAATAGGTGGCATTTCACTACTTCCACCTGTTTTTTATTATATTACTTTTTCCCATTCTTTCTTACAAAGCTCCAGAATACCACGCCAACGTTTGTTTATTTTCTCGTTTAGAATAATGAAGTCTTTAAGCGTTCTTTTAGTTTCAAATACTTCTGTCTTTCCGGTGGCTACTACTTTTCCACGTTTTTTAGTAGTTTCAATCCAATTAAGTTGGAGTTTAGGTATAATCCCTGTATTTTTCCAATAGATGAATGAGTACCAAGTTAGTTGTTCGCATTTATCAGCAATGGCCTGTGTCCATTTTTTTCCAGTTTTATCATCTCCAATGATGTTTTTCTTTAAATCCACGCCGTCAAATTTTCCTAGCAGTACAACATTTTTTCTATCAACCTTTACCTTACAAGTCATTTCGTACTCTCGATGTGGATATTTAGGAAGAAACATTGTTATATGCTCTAATCCTTCATCATCGCCACTTTCACGGATCAATGCCATTTGGCTACCAAAAAACATTTCTGGCGATGAGTATCCTTTTACTCCAAGAATATATGATTTTCTATACTGCTCTGCAGAACGGCCATAGAGATTATATTGCGACCAAGATAAGTAAGGCCTGGGTGTCATTTTAATTCATCTCCTTTCTTGATCAAGGCTTCCATTAGATCAGACATTTGCTCCTTGTTATAAACTTTTGGGCCTTTGCTAGAAATATCTTTATAATATCTGTTAATTGTTTTTTTATTCTTACAAGAATTTATTACACTCAAAGCAGTTTGAAATTTATCTTCAACGGAAACATCAACTGCTTTAACTTTGCCTTTTTTATTAGGTTCTTTTATTTCTTTCTGTCCGTCATTATCATCATCGCCGGTTAAAATACCAAAGGCGTTGATAAACGCATATCTTTTTGAAAATGTTGCGGCGGCTGCTACTACTTGAGAATCAGACATAATATCTGTTTTAGTACCAATGGGAACCATCATATCACTTTCTTCAGAATGTCCTAGCTGATGTTTGACAATACAAGTTGATTTTACTGATGTTTTTGATTTTTCGTCAAAGATTGTTTCAGTTTTAATCATATAACTAAATCCGTGTTTTTTAATTAAGTCTTTAGTTTGTTCAACTATTTTATCAAGCGGAGAATAACGATAAGCAACTAATCCATTTTTTAATGGTACTCCTCTGGTTTTTTTAATCACTGGACACTCTGATTGAAAATTAGCCATAGCTGTATCAAATGCTTCTTTTGCTTGCTCTGACTTTACTTCTCTGCGGATAACCATTAAACGTTCTAGTGTTTTAACTGATACTCCTTGATTAATAGCCTGCATTATCATAGCTTCCGGTGTTGTTTGTTTCTGTATTGCCAAAGCAGTTGGCTTTCGTGCTGCTCTTGGCTTTGGCTTGGTTTTAGCTTTAGCCGGAAGTACTACTACTTTTGGTTGTGTTTTTTTATTTGCCATAATTATCGTCCGGATACACTATCTTCTAACCAATATTTAACGCCAGGCAATTCTTCACCGGCGTACATAGCTTTGCGAATCGCAGATTCATTGGCTAAATGATAAGCTATCGGAACCTTTAATAAATTAACGACCTTGAATTTTTTAACTTTACTAATTGTCATCGTGCTTCTTTCTGATGCCACGTGCCTTTTAACTTCTGGTGTTTCTTCTAACTTCTTTGCGGCAGTTTCAACTTTCATCGTTCCTTTCTCAACACGCTTTAATAGTTTTTCTTCCTTTTCTAATCTAATTTTCTCAATTTCGCTATTATAAACAATAACTTTTGAATCGAGAGTTTTAGATGACTCGTTACACATATCTAAAAACCCGCCATAGATTTTCTTCTGATCTATGCTGATTTCTTTATATGCCTGATACGCTCTTTTGATAGGAGCGTCCATTACTTCTTTGATCTGTTTTATAACTTCTTTAATTCCTTTGCGAATGTCAGAAGCCTGACTAAGTCCTTTATCATCTTTAATAACAAGAGCATCAACGGTATTCTGCATCTTTGTTGTTCTTGTTTTGATAGGAGTAATTTCATTTTTTGGTCTTACTCCCATTTTTGGATCTATAGTATTTGCCATATCTTTATATTTCTATGGAGAACTGGCTATTATCCGCCTTATGAGTAAATAATAACCAGTCAGCCACAAAACATAAGGTTATTTAATTATTATTCCCTCTTTAGCACATTCATCGATCATTGATGTATTTAATTCAAAGAGGGGATATTCTTTTTCGTAGTGTTGCCACGTTCGGCAATCAACTACGAATTGTCTATTTAATATTAACCAGCAAAAGCTGATAAATATTATAATAAACACTATAACTCCGATAATACATTTACATTTCATTTTAATCATCAGAATAAATGCGATTTTTTAACATTTTTATATTATCAAAAAATGTCCTTGCATTTACTTTTAATTTATCAGACCAATATTTATCTATAACTTCTACAATATGATTGCTTTCATTAAAAACAAATTGAACTTTGCGTGGATTTTCTTTATCTAATGTAAGAAGTATAAATCCTTCACTAATAAGTGCAGCAGCACAAGCTAAGTCATAGGTTTTATATACGTTTTTTATTTTCATTTTTATTCTCCTTTAACTCTATGCGCCTTCTTATTTTATATAGCATTTGAGGCGACATACTTAACTCTTTAGCTAGATCGACCCAATACCCGATATAATATATATCAGGATTATCTCTAACCTCTTTTACTTTCTCGGTAATAATTTTTGTTCTTTCTAGTAATTCTCTCATAGTTTTATTTTATCTACTAATGTATTAATTAAAAACTCTTTAGTTTCTTTACTTTGATTATCTAAATCTTCTTTTAAGTTCCACATAAACAACTTATCACCACAACAATATCCGATATGTTCAAACATTGTTGAATTTCTCGGATTGAATAAACAACCAATATCTCTTTTCTGTATAGCCAACAATACATCTGCAAGGCGAATAGTTTTATCTGGCGATAATGATACTAAATGTCCACGCGGTCTATCTTTATTAATTTTAGCAATAGCAATAAGATCAAACTTATCTGGATTAGCGTCTCGTATCTTTTGTTTTAACTGCTTGTATTTACTCATATACTAACCAGTATAAACTATGCAAAAACTATGTCAACACCTCTTAATATATTCAACTGTGGATAACTATTTCAAGACAATTTAAGACTAATTTCTAGTTATAATATCTCTGGTTGCCAAGTGGTTGCCATTAGGTTGCCGAGTGGTTACCTCAACCTAAGAGAACCTAACCTAAGTTAACTTAAGAGAAGAGAAGAGAGAGGTGCCTAAATCAAATATTTATCCACAGGGACTTTGATTTTTATTAAAAACTTGGTATAATACATATGAAGTATTGTCCTATGTTAATTAAAGGAAAACTATTTAAACTAATAGTGTACATTTTTTTTAATAATCACTAATTGAATTTAAATACTTTACACTTATATAAACATTGGTCGAGTAGATTAATTGTTAGTTTAATGCGACGCCTTTATTCGAAAGAGTGAGGGAAAATTAGATTAACAATCCTACAGGATAATACTTTGCTAACTAATTATTAAAATGGATTCTAAAAAAGAAAATAAAGTTTTAAAAGAACGATCACCTAGACGTTTAGCTTTTGCTAAATTCTATTTAAGTGAAGAAATAGATGGTAAACCTAATAAAACATTTTTAAAAGCACAGAAAGCAGCTATACGAGCGGGTTATTCAAAAGGTTATGCCAAGAATATATTAAATGCAATAGATAAATTTAAATCTACTACTGTTTCGGAAAAAGTGGACGAAACTAGACAAACCTTGACTAAAGCATTTCAAGATAAGGGGATTAATTCAAAATGGATAGTAAATAGGATAGAAGAACTAGGATTATCTAAAAAGCAAGGAATTTATTTAGGTCGATTTGTTAATAGTGATCAACCAGATTCTCACGCTGTTAGAGTTGCTTTAGAATTCATAGCTAAAACACAAGGATTATATTATGCAGACGAAACACACCCCAACGATCCCCATAACCTCGGTGGAAGAAGCAAGGAAGAGCTTATTGCTATTATCATCGGAGGAGTTGCAATTAAAAGCAGCGGCGGTTCTCGAGTTAAAGGAAAGAGATAAACGAGAAGCTGCTAAACATTTTATACCTAATGGGAAATCGGAAGAATTTATTAAAATGGTTGGCGATGGCAAATCATTTGTTAATCTTTTTATAGGTGCTAACGCCACGAGTAAAACTGCAACCGGAGTTAATATTTTATGTAATATTATTTACGGCCCGCAAAATGATTTCTTTGAATATGAAATGTATCAGCGTTGGCCGTATTTGAAACGAGGAAGAATTATATCTGATCCAACAACGATTAAAGAAAAGATTATTCCTGAATTAAAGAAATGGTTTCCATACAACGATGCTAAAAAGGTTCCAGACGCTCCATACGAAACTGCGAAAGAAGGTAAAAACTTTGAAGGCAAGTTTAGAACAAACAACGGTTGGGAAATAGATATAATGTCAAACGAGCAGGACGTGAAAGAATTTGAATCAGTTGATCTTGGTTTCCTATGGTTTGATGAGCCAGCGCCACAAGATAAGTTTGTTGCTTCAATCGCTAGAGGACGTATGGGAATGATAGTTGTCTGGTCTTTAACACCTTTGACTTATTCTGCTTGGATCAAAGATTGGTTAGATACGAGAGAAAGTAAAGCAGAAGCAGATTATGTTGAGGCAGAAATGGAAGATAATTGTAAAATACACGGAGTCCGGGGAATACTCGAACACGAACACATTGAAAGAATTGCGGCTGCTATTCCAGAGGACGAGAAAGAAGCTAGGATATTTGGAAAGTTTGGACATTTAATTGGCAGAGTCCATAAAGGATTTAGGCGAAAGGTTCACGTGATTAAACCATTCCCATTAAACCCAAGAGATTTTGCAACCTACAAAGCTATTGATCCTCACCCAAGAGTAGCTGACCACGTTTTATATATATCAGTTGATCGTAAAGGTACGAAGTTTGTTACCGGAGAATTATTAGGCGAAGGAAAGATTAAAGAATTACATAGTCGAATGATTGCTTTCGAGGCATCAATGAAATATAGAATTGAAGGAAGATTGATTGATCCGTCAGCTTATGTTGATGATCAGCACAAAGAAGAAAATAGTGTTGGCGAACAACTGCTTGCGTTAGGAGAACATTATATCAAAGGTAGTAAAGATTTGATGGGAGGAATTAAAAGAACTAACGATGCATTGGATTATCAAGAAGTTAATGGTAAGATGTTAAGACCACCTGAAATATACTTTTTTGATACAGTGCCAATAATGATTAAGCAACTAGATGAGTATGTTTGGCAGGAATGGAAAGGAGCAAGTAAAGATAATAAAAAGAAGAATCCTAACCCTAGAGATATTAACGATCATCAACCAGAGAATCTACACCGCTTGTTATTATCAGAACCTATTTATATTCACCCACAGGCTCAAGAGATGAGAAGTAAACCTGCAGGAGGAAGTGGACAGCCGATGTCAGAAGAAGGAAGATTTGATTATCACGATAGCGACCTCGATCCTTTCGATTAAAAAGACTTGACTAATTTATATGGCAATATATAATAATAAATATGTTGAATAAATCTAAGACAACTGTCTTGCGGAAGATGTGGTACTCTAAAACATATATCTATATTTTAAATTTTGAATACACCTTTCAGTATTTATTTGCTTGGAAGACAGAAGTGTACAGGCAAGAAATAATTATTACTCCAGTTTGGAGTTCTTGGAGAAGATGGGCTTGGAGTTTAGGTTGGATTAAAAGTCCTTACTCCAAAGACCAATTAGATCAAAGCGAACAAGTTATTTTATCTGGCGCAATGAAATCAATCGATTTACTGGTAAAGGATAAGTCCGGGGCCAAGCGTCGTAAGGCCAAACAACAAGCGAGGAAATCAAACAGTAAATGTCAATGGCAAGCAAGAAAAGATGAGGAAGGTAAACCAATATGGTTATGCCTAACTCACAATAAAACTGCCAAGTTTGGAAAGAATCCTCGCCACGATTAAGAATGGCTAAAACAAAATCAGCATTTAAAACACTCAAGATTGCTTACGAAGATATTGAGCGTAAAATAGTTAAAGACGATAAAATCGTTCAAGATATTATTCCAGTTGATCTACAAAAGAAAATAGTTAAGCAAGTAGATGAGGAGTATGAATTTGCTTATCCTTTCAATGAGGCTAAAAGATTAATTCAACTTGCTCGACTAAAATTATATAATAATCAGAGGCGGGATCCGGCTGCAGTCGGCGACCCGCTTTTATTTACCGTTTTTAATACAGTACACGCCGCACTTTATGATGATAGGCTTATGGCTAACTGGGAGGGACGAGGTGGTGAAGGAGATGAGGACGTTGAGGAGAATCTAAATGCTCTGTCCAGTTATGACTATGATATAATGCTCAAATCAGAAATTGATTATGAATGGAACTGGGACGCAGAGTTTTTTGGACGTAGTTTACTTTTGATGATGGACTTCAATCGCAAAGAGGGAGTTATGGCACCTATGCCAGAAGTGATTGACGCCGGAGGTTGGATACGTGATCCTCGAGCAACAAGTGTCAATGGAAACAACGCTAGAGGAATCGGAGCTATGAGATTTGGTGGTTATGAGATTGGAATGACTTATTGGGAAATGAAGAATCATAAAGCCTTTTTTAATATTCAAGCATTGAGAAAAGATAAAGAGATTAAATCTTTAATGGATAAAGCCAGAGAGGCGAGAGATACTGCCCAGGGCCGTGAGAATTATCCTCCAAAAGAAGAAGCATTAAGCAAGTTTGGAAACTATGAGTTTAAATTGCTTAACTGGTTTACAACGATCAAAGGCAAAAAATATCTTGTTACGCTTGGCAACCGTCGTTCTACTCTAGTAAGATTGATTCCTCTTGAGAGATATGGCAGGTGGCCAATTATTGACAGAGCTTTATATCCTCTAGCTAAAGATTGGGACGGAGTATCTATTCCTGATCTAGTTGAAGATAAACAACGTGCCAGGTCTTTACTGATTAACTTGGGATTAAAAGCTGAAAAGGTTGCTGATTCTCCGCAATACTTATTTGATCAGACTAGAATCAAGAATAAGAACGATCTAAACTTTCGCTTTAATAAGTTTATAGCAGTTGACGGACGAGTTGATAATGCAATAGTGCCAATGCAGAAAGCTAATGATCATAGATATTCAAATATTATACTTGAAATTTTAGACGCTGCTTCTCAAAGAGCTACGGCTACTCCTGAAATACAACAAGGAATCCAACCGTCTAAAGAAAGAACTCTTGGTGAATTAGAGTTAGTATCTTCAAAGGTTGATACTCGATACTCGATGAATGCTAAAATATATGGTTGGAGTGAAAGACGATTTTGGCAATTATGGTACACGCTTTATAAAATACATTTCAAGAAAAAGATTGATGAGAAGATTGTTAGAATACAGGGAGCTACTGCTCCGCTATGGCGACCATTACTTCGAGATAATATAATCGCAATAGTTGATCCTGATGTAAAGATTGAAAGTAAAGTTATATCAGAAGCCAAGAGGCAAAGAGAACAGCAATCTTTTGCTTCATTCGCAGAGTTTGCTTTACAGGATCCGGAGAATAATAGACGGTATATTCAAAAGAAATTAGCCAAGTTAAATGGAATGACCAAAGAAGAAATTGATATGGCATTTCCACCAACGATTAATGAAATCCAAGCTGAAGAAGAAAATGAATTATTAAATCTAAACAAGTTGCCAGTAATTAATGTCCAAGACGATCATCGTGTTCATATATCTATTCATTCAAAAGCAAATCAGAAAGCAAAGACAATGGCCCACGTTAGATCACATAAGAAAATGATGCTTATCAGAAGAGATAGACCTGAATTATTCCCATCAGAAGAACAACCTAGTTTTGGAGCTAAAGGAAAAGAAACTGGAGGGAATCAACCTGCTCCAGCACCACCTACCAAATAATTTATTTTAGTGTATAATAAAAATATGATTAATATTGATCAAAAAAGAATAGAAGATGTAAAAGAATTATTAAAGAATGGACAGGCCACAGAGTTTTGGAAACTTATTTGTGAGGCCATAGATGATAGTATTGATCAATTACAAAGAGAGCAAGACGGAGATGACCTTAAAGACATACCGGCAGAACAATATAAGCTAGAAGTTGAATTGTCAAAAGCTAAAAGAAAATACCTTAATCATTTAAAGAATTTACCAGAAGGGATTATCGCATACATTACTCAACCTGCAGCTAATTCAGAAGAAGGGGAAAATCCTGATCCTTATTATTCACCAGAGGAGCTAGCGAAAGAAGAACTTTCACAATCAAAAGAATAGCGACGAGTATTTGATAGGCGAAAGTATTAGGTTAAACTTAATACTTCGCTTCTCGAGTCCTTGTCGCAAGGACGTAATAACAGTCCGGTCGAAATGTTTTTCGCCATTTCATTAGACCGTGCAAAGTAAATATATGGCAGAAGAAATAAAAACCGAAACCGAAGAAGAATTGGGCGAAGACGGCAAACCAATTCAACCCGGTGGAGAGGGTGGAGGGACATCACCAAAAATAGAGTCCGATAATGATAATGGGGACGATGCCGAACCCGTAATATCTTTGAGAAGAAGTGCTGCACAGCACATCATTTCAAGGCAGAGCAAAACAATTGAAAAGTTACGCTCTGATAAAGATAAAGATGACGATGACGTTGACACAGAGATTGAAGAAGAAGACAACTTAACTCCAGAAGCTCTAGGAGCTGTCCAGAAGGAAGTAAAGAAAGCAATCGATCCAGTTGTCCAATCTCTTGTTTCAAAAGCTGATGAAGATGAGCTTGGCGATTTACTTGGGAGTGATGAGGGAGCGAAGAAATACGAAAAACGTATTCGCGCATATATGAAAAGCCCGCATTACAAAGCAGTACCGCCATCAGTAATCTATCATCATCTAGCGTTTGGAGATTCCGAAGCTAGAGAAGCCGCTGATATTGACGCAGGTCAAGGAGCCGGTGGAGGCAGAGGATTAAAACAAACGCCAAAATCTACAGGAAATATTCCTTCTATCGAAGAACAGAATGATATGAGTGATGAAGAATTTGATAAACTACACGATAAGGCTTTAGGTGGAGAATTTACAGAACCTAAAGAATAAGATAAACTTCTATTCGGGATATGTCGCAGTATCCCATAACGGCAGATGAGGCCAATTACTCTCATCAAAAAAAATGGCAAATACAACGCTAACTCAAGTTGCAGCTGCCGTAAATAATTTTTACGACAGAACAATGCTAAAGGCCGCACGTCCTTTACTTGTCCACTTACGTTGGGGTCAAGTAAAAGATATTCCAAAAAACAACACTACAGTCATAAAGTTTCGTAGATATTCATTGCTTACAGCAAATACTACAGCTTTAAGTGAAGGTGTAACTCCTTCAGGTACACAATTGTCAATCACTGATGTTACTGGAACCGTTTTACAATATGGCGATTATGTTACTTTGACTGATATGCTTCAACTTACTACTCTTGATCCGCTTTTAACTGAAACTGCAGATGTACTTGGACAGCAAGCAGGTAATTCTCTTGATCAGTTAGCTAGAGATGTTATAGTCGCAGGCACAACTGTTCAGTATGCTTCAACTGGAGGTAGTAGAATACTTACTACCGCTTCAATGAAGTTGGATAGACAAGAGATTAGAGAAGCTGTACGTACACTTCAAAACAACGATGCAATGAAGATGACAAGAATGGTTAATCCTTCAACTGGATTTAACACTTCTCCTATCAATGCTTGTTTTGTTGGTATTATCACAGAAAATACTCTTTATGATTTAAAGCACGAAACTGGTTGGATTCCTGTACAAGAGTACGCTTCACAAAATGGTGTAATGGAAGGTGAAGTCGGAGCTATGGACGATGTAAGATTTATTATGACTACTAATGCTAAAATCTTCTCATCTTCAGGCGCAGGCTCTATTGATATTCACGGAACAATGATTTTGGCTGCAGAGTATTATGGTATTTCAAGAATCTCTGGAGCAGCTTTAAAGAATATTGTAAAGCCTTTAGGTTCAGCCGGTACTGCCGATCCATTGGATCAACGTTCTACTTCAGGTTGGAAAGCTACTTTTGTTGCTATCCGATTGAATGAGAATTTCGCAGTCCGAATCGAACACGCAGTAAGTTCATAAAATTAAGTAAGGTATAGATAGACCATATTACTGATGTTAGGAAAATGGTTCTCACTGCCTTACTAAAACAAAGTCGCAAATAATTTAATAGTAAATATATGGCTAAGAAACAAGATAATAGACTAACACCTCCCGTTTCTCCTATAATTCCTCCTTCAACTAACAAACCTGCTACTTCTACTCCTTCTTCTACTTTAACTAATAAGCCTGCCGATAAACCTGAAACTCCT